AACAGGTTCAAATGCTTTCACTAGCATCATGAACGGTTTCGTAAATCAAGTAACAGCGAACACTTCAGCAGCACACGAGTCAGTAGCCAACGTAGTATCAAATGCTTGGACAACAAACACACTGCAAGATATAATTCTTGCAATGCCACGTAAGTACCGTGCACTTAAGAATAATCTTAAGTTCTACGCAGGTACAGACGTTTTCCAAGGTATTGTTAAAAACAATGGTACTCTTGCCGATGCAATTGCCGAAGCCTTTGTAAATAAAGGTCCAGGTACAGAAGCAAATCGTCAAGCATACCTTGATGGTAACGCACAAACATTCGGAGGAGCACGTACAACACGTGTACTCGGAATTGATGTTCAAGAAGTTCCTTACTACCCTGCAGGATATGTCGATTTGACATTCCCTGCTAACCGTGTATGGGGTTTCCAACGCGACATCACAGTTAACCGCGAATACAGACCAAAGAAAGATACTGTAGAATATACAGTTTTCGTTCGTTTCGGTATTCAATGGGAAGAACTAGATGCAGTCGCTTATGCGGATGCAGCAGGCGAATAGCCTAATCTGTAATACAATTTTAAGGGGAGTAGGATTAATTTCTTACTCCCTTTAATATTTAATTAAATGATATAATACTACAAGGAGGAATATATGTCAGAATTAGACAAAGATTTAGATCTACAAACACCAGAAACAGTTGAAGAAAATATTATTCAAGACGCAATTGTTGAAGATATTGTAGAAGAAGTTATAGAAGAAATCCAACCAGCATTGTTAGCCCCAGGCGAAGCATTAATTCCAGAAGATAAAAAACAAGCAATTGAAGACCTTGTTGAAGGACTTGCTCCATTATCAACTGGTGCCATTGGTGTTGGAAAACAACCAAGAACTAAAAAAGAAAAACCTGCTGCCCCTAAACAAGGTAAAGAAAAAGTTGCCATTAAGTCAACTAAGAACGTATCCTGGATGGGTGTAGGTCAAGTAAAAGTTGGTATCAACTACGTATCCGCAGAGGAAGCAAAAGAATGGTCAACACGTAATCACATTACAGTTTTGAAACCAGAAGACGTTGCAAGGGAATACGGCTTATAAACAATGGAAGCATTAAGGGTTCCACCATACCCACTAACACTAAAGTTTGATGTCCCAACAAGTGGAGATATCTACACTCTTAGATTACAGGATTTGGTGGAACACTTTGTTGAAGAATCAAATATAACTTCAGCAAACTTACAAATAACATATGTAATACCATTATCAAAAATAGAATTTGACAGAAAATATGAAGTTAAGATTTTAAATTCAGATGAAGAAATAGTGTTTGAAGATAATTTAGACATAGTAAGACCATATACTGACCCTAATAAACTTGGAACTACCGCTTCAGAAATAACAGAAGCAAAATATAACGAACTTATTGCAAGATCAATTATTGACTCATTCGTTGTTGATGGTTTTTATAATCAAAAAGTTATTGTTCAAACAGTTGGAGAAGGATTAGATTATATACCTTTGTGGGTAAATGCTTACAAGGTATTGAGAGTTTATGAAAACGATGTTTTAATTTTTGATGTTGATGAAGAAACAAACGATAGATATTTTAAATTATCATTAGATAACTCTGCTGTACAAGAATATATTCCCAATTCAACAGAATCATTAAATAGATTAGAAAAAACGCTACCAAATCTTCCAGTATCATACGGTGATTTAGGGTATTATGGTTGGGATACTGTTACTTTTCCTACAGGATATGACTATACATTAGTTTTAGATGCTGGATATAAAACAATTCCGTCAGATATTCAGGCAGCAACAGAAATGTTAGTTAATGATATTAAATGTGGAAGACTTGATCAATATAAAAGATATGTTGAAGAATATCAAACAGACCAGTACAAAGTTAAATTTAATGCTAAAAAATTATTTAACGGTACAGGCAATATCATAGTTGATCAAATACTATCAAAATATACTAAGAACATTACTAGACTAGGAATACTATGACATGTTTAGACGACAACTTTTTATATCCCATGACAGCAGAAGTGTATTATTCATCCGTTGAGCAAGGTCAGTACGGTAATATTAAAAAGCAATGGTCAAAATTTAAAGATATAAAATGTTACTTTGCATCTGGCAATATTAGAAATAAAGAAGAACAACAAGTACAAAATGTAGCAATTGTTTTTGACACAGTTTTGAGCGGTAGAGTTCCAACAGATATTAGATTTGATGATATGAATGGTGGAATTGCATTAACTAATCTTATTATAACAAATATATCAGATGGAGAAGGTAACCCTATATATGTTGAAACAGGTGGGGTTCGTGCTGGCAAATCAAGTCTTTTTGAAATTGCAACACTAAGCCCATACTCTGGTTTGTTTGGAAAAACAGAATACTATAAAATTGTAATTAAAAGGTCTGATAGTCAGGCGATAGATTTATGATAAAATTTGATACAAGACAGTTTAAAAAAGATATGGACAATATTGTAAAATACTCTATGGGATTTTTAGAAGGAGTTGAGGGTGGCAAAAAGTTATTTTTAAATAATCTTGGAAAACAAACTATAGAGGTTTTGAAACAATTTGTTGACACAAACGCCAGAATAGATCCAGCAGCATTGCAACATGTTTATGAGTGGTATAAATCTGGAAGTCCAGAATCAAGATTATTTGATATACAATATACTGTTAGTGGATTAGGATTATCAGTAATGTCAACATTTACACAATCATCTCAAGTAAAAGATGGATCAACAACTCCTTTTTATAATAAAGCAAAAATAATGGAAAACGGTATTCCAGTTATAATAAGACCTAAGAAATCACCTGTATTGGTTTTTGAGCAAGATGGAGAAACAGTGTTTACTAGAAATCCAGTTTCAGTATCTAGCCCTGGTGGAGAAGATGCACAGGGTAGTTTTGAGTCAACTATAGATATGTTTTTTCTACAATATTTTAAACAATCATTTTTAAAAGCATCTGGTCTATATGATTATATAAAAAGACCACAAGTATTTAAAACTAATATGGCAGCAGGAAAACGCAGTGGTAAAGGTGTTGGGTATTCAACTGGATATAAATGGATTTCTAATGCGGTGATTGCATAATGGCTGCTACGATACATCATCCACCGTCATTGATTAATGCTTATTTACAAAATAAGATTAGTGAGTTTTTTGATCAAGAATTTACAATACCGTTTTTTCCTACTAGCCCAACAGATATTGCTGCTCTAACTGAATCATTTCCAGAGTCTACAGGAACATTTGCAGTATATGACAGAATGTTTAGAATGAATAGAAAAACATTTCCACACATATATTGTGAACAAATAATGTACTATTTTTATAACTTTGGTGAAGACGCAATTGAAAGAACAATCATCATAAGTCAAAAAATTCAAGATCTATTAAACGCACTGGATGAGTCCGCAGTTGATATAAACAAATGGATAAGAGACAATCAGGACACAGTTATACCTGGCCCAAATATAGCACTTAAGGATATGTCCCTTCCACTATATTTTCACACCTTTAAAACCTACCAACTTCAAGAAACTAGAGACATCATAGACTTTGGAACAGCCAGAACCTTTGCGGGAAACAAGATTATCTTAGATTATGACTGGCATAAATATACAGTTATTCCAGAACAAAATAAAGGGCAGTTTTCCTCTAGATTCTAATAACAAAATGGTGTTATACTTGACCTTGAGGAAACATCGCTTTACAACTAAATAAGAAAACCCTTTACAAGGAGAGGTGAAATAAATGGCATATTCTCGTGGATCGTCCAACAACATTATCGTTGGTGCAGCCGCACTGTTTACATATAATAACGGTGCTTTAGCACAAACAATCGGTACTGTCGGTGGACCACTACCAGCATTTGAAGCAACAACATCATACAAAGATACTTTGGCTGATGACGTTGACTTCACAAACGTAGGTTATACCAGCAATGGTATCGAACTTACATTCCAACCATCTTTCGGTGAAGTTCAAGTTGATCAAGTTCTTGACGTTGCTCGTCTTTTCAAAGACGGCATGCAAGTATCTTTAGCAACATCATTTGCAGAAGCAACACTAGAAAACCTTCTAGTGGCAGTAGCAGCAAACGTAAATGATTTAGATGAACTAACAACATCGGCAGCCGTTGGTTTAGGAAGCCAAAGTTTCGACATCAACTCAGGTGAATTAGGCGACGTTCCTCTAGAACGTGGTATAGTAGCCGTTGGTCCAGGAACTGGTGACCCATCAGTTGATAAGGAACGTATCTATATCGGATACCGTGCTTTGTCAATCGAAAACGTAGTAGCATCAGCAAAACGTGATGCAGCATCTATGTTTGACGTAACTTTCCGTATGTTACCGTTAGATGACGGTATGTATGGCAAGATTGTTGATCGTACAATTACAGTTTAAGTAATTTTACAAGATTAGCCCGCCCATAAAACGGTGGGCTTTTCTATTTGATATAATGGTTTAATGGCCACAAAAGTTTATGAAGAAAATGTTATCGAGTTAATCGACGGTACAGAAATAACAGTTGGCCCATCAAAAATAAAATACCTAAGAGGTATATTAGACAGTTTTAATAAAATAAATAAAGATAGCACAGAAGATGAAGCCATAGAGATGATGGTTGAATCTGTCAGAATTGCAATGCAAGAGTTTTATCCATCTATTTCTGATTCAGTAGAACTAATAGAAGATAACTTAGATATAAAAACAGTATATAAGGTTTTGGAATATTGTGCTGGAATAACAATAAGTAGTGAAAAAGAAGAGACTATTGAAAGTCAGGCTAAATCAGAAAGTAGTGGGTCTAGTTGGCAAGATCTAGATTTGGCCAAATTAGAATCAGAAGTATTTTTAATAGGTGCTTGGAAAAATTATGAAGAACTAGAACTTGCATTATCTATGCCAGAGTTAATATCTATTCTTGAAGTAAGAAGAGAGTTTGATCATAATGATAAAAAATTTGCAGCGGCAATGCAAGGAGTAGATATAGATAAAGATAAGAGTGATAATGCTTGGGAAAATATGAAAAAAAGAGTATTATACAATGGAAAAGATGCCAACGACATAACAAACCTTCGTGGAGCCAAAGCAAAGAAAGCAGGGTTTGGGATTGGGAATGGTTTGGGGTATGAAGAGGTTGTTGGTTAAAATATAGGTCCTCTGTGATATAATTAAGGTTAACCTTATAAGGAGGAAAAATGGCAACTACTGTTAACGAAGAAAAAACAGTTACGCTTATTGACGGCACTAAAATCAAAGTAAGACCACTGAAAATTTCTCTCCTACGTCCTTTTATGAAGAAATTCGAAGGTGTAGCAGCGGTCGCAGAAGATAACGAAAAATCAATGAACATATTAATGGAATGTATTCAAATTGCAATGAAACAATACAAACCAGAACTTGCAGAAGACTTAGCAGCGTTAGAAGAAAATATGGATCTTCCAACGGTATATCAAATTATTGAAGAGGCATCTGGTGTTAAACTATCAGACGCAGCACTTCTTAATAATTTACCATAAAAACTAAATAAAGAGGTACTAATGAATGGCTGATGTAGAGTCCAATATAAAAATTGGTATTGACACTGGTGAAGCGTTAACGCAATTAAAAGCGTTACAACGCCAGATATCAGCCTTTCACACCTCAATGGCAAAAACAGGTGCTGCAGGTGTTGCAGTATCTAATAACCTTTCTCAAAACCTAGCAAATCAAATAAACGCTGGCGGCAAATTCTATGCCGAAATGAAAAAGATCAGAACAACTACTGACGCTTTTAATACAGCACTAGAAAAAAACCAATTTACAATGAAGGAATACTTCAGGTATGCTGGTGCTTCTACAAAAAGTTTTGGTAAATTATTTAAATCAGAATTTGACACAATCAATAAAGTTGCAAGAGAAAATGTAAAAACATTACAAACCCAATATATTAAAATGGGTAGAGATGCAAGTGGTGCACTTAAGGCAATGTCCATACGTCCACTAGCACTGGATATGAATGACTATGCAACTAAAACAGCAATGGCTGCTCAGCGTCAAGCATTATTAAACCAATTATTAAAACAAGGATCTACCAATCTATTAAACTTTGGTAAAAATACACAGTGGGCTGGTCGTCAACTTATGGTTGGTTTTACAATACCATTATTATATTTTGGCACAGTTGCAGCAAA